TTAGACCAAAAGGAGCTAGATTAATAACATCAGGTGGAAAAGCACCAGGACCACAACCATTAAAAGAATGTTTGGTAAAAATTGAAGGTCTACTAAATCAAAAAGAAAATGGAGAACAACTTACAACAATTGAAGTACATGATATTGTATGTCATATCGCTGACGCCGTATTGGCGGGTGGTATTCGCCGTGCAGCACTTATATCGTTGTTTAGTGCTGATGATGAACAAATGATTGGTTGTAAATCAGGAAATTGGTGGGAATTAAACCCACAAAGAGGTAGAGCAAATAATTCAGCTTGTTTAATGAGGCATAAAATAACTAAAGAGTTTTTTATGGACCTTTGGAAAAGAGTTGAACTTTCTGGAGCAGGAGAACCGGGTATATATTTAAACAATGATAAAGATTGGGGGACTAATCCATGTTGTGAAATTGCACTAAGACCAAACCAATTCTGCAATCTATGTGAGGTAAACGTATCGAACATAGAATCACAAGAAGATTTAAATGAAAGAGTTAAGGTTGCAGCATTCATAGGGACACTCCAAGCGGGGTACACCTCATTCCATTACCTAAGAGAAATATGGCAACAAACTACTGAAAAAGATGCTCTAATAGGTGTTTCAATGACTGGTATAGGTTCTGGAAAAGTATTAAACTACGACATGTCAAAAGCTGCTAGTCTAGTAAAAAGAGAAAATACTAGAATCTCAAAGTTAATAGGAATTAATCAATCAGCAAGATGTACAACTGTTAAACCAGCAGGAACAACTTCATTAACATTAGGGACATCGTCAGGTATTCATGCTTGGCATAACGACTACTATATTAGAAGAGTTAGGGTTGGTAAAAATGAAGCTATATATACTTACTTGAATGAAAATCACCCCGAACTTGTTGAAGATGAATATTTTAGACCACATGATACTGCCGTAATAAGTATACCACAAAAGGCCCCAGAAGGCTCAATCATGAGAACTGAATCCCCATTTCAACTACTAGAAAGGGTTAAAAAAGTTGCAACAGAATGGGTAAAAGCCGGTCATAGAAACGGTTCAAATTCACACAATGTGTCAGCTACAATTTCATTAAGAGAACATGAATGGGACGCAGCTGGTGAGTGGATGTGGGAAAACAGAAAATCTTATAACGGTTTATCGGTATTACCATATAATGGTGGAACATACACTCAAGCTCCATTCGAAGATATTACAGAAGAAAAGTATGAAGAAATGATGGAATCTTTACAAGACGTTAATTTAAGTATGGTTGTTGAATTAGATGATAATACAAATTTAACTGGTGAATTAGCGTGTGCTGGGGGTAGTTGTGAAATAGATGTTGATTTAAAATCTATAAAAGAAGAAAAAGAATTAGATGAGGCATAAGGTAAGTAAAGAAATATTATATCATTTTAATTGTGGTAAATGTAATAAATGGTGGTCAATTGCTGACTACCATTTGTTTTCTAATAATGTACCAGAAAATGAAAAAAAGTTACCTATTTTAATAATATGTCCCCACTGTGGACATAATGAAGAAATAAAAGAAGTAAAAAATGAATAGAAGAGACGATTGGATTACAGAACTACACTATAAAGAATTTGTGAAACCAAAACTACAACAAGATGATTTTTATTGGGAAGGTGGTACAATGGTCATGACAGAAAACTATCACAAAAAAAGAGGTAGTTGTTGTGGTAGTCGCTGTAGACACTGCCCATATTGGCCAAAATACCAAAAAATGAACAAAGATTTAAAAGGTGGTGGAATTAATACACACCAAACCAATCTTTGAAGTATTTATTATAAAAAAGCATGCCCAACCAAAGATACGGTATAACATTTCCATTTACGGATAGTCAACAAGGGTTTTTTTTAGGACTTAACAAAACTCCTGATAGTGAAGTACGTTCTAATTTAATCCACTTAATACTGACTTTAAAAGGCACACGTTATTTTTTACCTGATTTTGGTACAAATTTAATGAGGTATATTTTTGAACCTATGGATTCAGCAACTAAGACATCTATAGATACAGAAATAAGAGAAGCGGTAGATATGTATATACCTAATCTAGTAATTACTAAAATAGAAGTAAAAACAGCAGAAGATGTTAGGCAAGAAGAAAAACAAGAAATAAATAGTCCAGATATGGAAGATAATAGTTTTAGTTTTGTCGGTTCTAGTGAAAAAGAATATTCTATGAGAGTAAGAATTGACTACACCTCAGGGGACAACGTTTTTCAAACTAAGGACTTTGTAATAATTAATTTATAATATGGCGGAAAAACAAATAGCATACACAGAAAGAGATTTTCTAGGGATAAGAAATGAGTTACTAAGATTAACCAATACCTACTATCCAGATTTAATACAAAATGCTAATGACGCATCTATATACTCAGTATTTTTAGATTTAAACGCGGCAGTAGCAGATAATCTAAACTTTCAGATAGACAGAACATTTCAAGAAACAGTGTTACAATTTGCTGAGGAAAGAAGTTCTTTATATAATCTAGCTAGAACTTATGGTTTAAAAGTGCCAGGTAATAGACCTTCTGTAACAGTTGGTGATTTATCTGTAGTTGTACCGGCTTTAGGTGATAAAGAAGATTTTAAATATTTAGGTCTTTTAAGAGCTGGGGCACAATTTAATGGTGGTGGTCAGATATTCGAGTTAGTAGACGATTGTGACTTTTCATCACCGTATAGTGTAGAAGGTATTCCAAACAGAACTAAAATACCTAATTTTGACGCTAACGGTATTTTAGTTAACTATACAATCACCAAACGGGAGGTTTTGGTAAATGGAACAACTAAAATATTTAAAAAAGAAATTTTAGACAGTAATAATAAACCATTTTTTAAGTTATTTTTACCAGAAAAAAATATTATATCTGTTACATCTATAATACAAAAGTCTGGTGTGGGGTACCAATCCTTACCTAATTCTTCAGAATTTATTTCACCATTAGTAAATAAATGGTATGAGGTGGATGCATTAGCACAAAACGAAGTCTTTATTGAAGACCCATCTTCTCCACCAGATAATGTCGGTATCAAAGTAGGAAAGTATGTTACAGCACCACAAAGATTTGTTACAGAATACACCCCAGAAGGTTTTTTCTTCTTAACTTTTGGTGGTGGTAACCAAACATCACAAGACCTTTTAGACGAATTTACTTCTAAAGGTGTTAAGTTAGACATGTCTAAATTTATGAACAATATAGCCTTAGGTGATACAGTAAAAGGAAATAATACTTTATTTATACAATATAGAGTGGGTGGTGGTAAATCATCTAATATAGGTGCTGGTTCAGTAAGAAATGTTGGGTTAATTGATTTTGTAGTTGCTGGACCCAGTCAACAAGTCAATCAGTCAGTAATTAACAGTTTAGCGGTAAATAATGTTACTTCAGCCATAGGAGGAGCGGACCCAATGAGTCAAGATGAAATTAGAAATTATATTTCATTTAATTTTGCAGCTCAAAAAAGAGCAGTTACTATAAATGATTATGTTTCACAATTAAGAACAATGCCTTCATCTTTTGGGGCACCAGCAAAAGCTAGTGCAACTGAAGTAGAAAACAAAATAAAATTAAACGTACTTTCCTATACACCTGAAGGTACATTAACATCTAATGTAAGTTCCACTTTAAAAAATAATATATCTACATATCTCTCTAATCATAGAATGATAAATGATTATATAATGGTTGGGTCAGCAAAAGTAATTGACCTTAGATTAGAAATAGATTTAATTATTGCTAATGATGTAAATCAGTCAGAAGTTGTAACTAATGTAATTACGGTTGTTGGTGATTATTTTAAAACTGATAAAATAGAAATGGGACAAGACCTATCTTTAGGTGAACTAAGAAAACAAATAATGAACCAAGAAGGAGTATCGAATATTGTTGACGTTAGGGTGTACAACCAAGTAGGTGACCCATACTCTCAATCAGTAAGTACCCAACCATATATCAACAACACAACAAAACAAATAGGTCTAATAGACGACACTATTTTTGCACAACCAGATGAAATATTACAGATAATGTCACCTCAAAAAGACATAGCAGTTAGAACCAAGAGGAACACTAAACCCACATTCTCTTAAACTTTACTATATTATACCATAACTTACTTTTAATTTTAGTGGTGGAACTATTTATTTTATAAACACCATAAACCTTAAAAAGGTTAATATTAATTTAAAAGATGCATAAATCTATTAGAGTAAGGACACAGGTTGGTAAAGACCAAAAAGTTAGCTTCAACTTAAAACAAGATTTTGACTTATTAGAAATATTAAGTTTGTCTCTTTCACAAAATGACGTATACACAAGAATGTGTGCTGATTTTGGTGTGGTTGTAGGTAGAGTTACGTCAAACGGTGGGTACGGAATACCAAACGCTAAAGTTTCTATATTTGTACCTATAGATGTGGAAGATGAACAAAATGAAGTAGTTAGACTACTATATCCATACACACAACCTTTCGATACTACACCAGATGGTAAAAGGTACAACTTACTCAGCTCCAAACCAAATTTTGATTGTCATGTTCCCGTAGGAACTTTTCCAACCATAGATGATGTTTTAGATAAACAAGAAATTCAGTATGTTTATGACAAATACTATAAATTTACCGTAAAAACTAATGAGGCTGGTGATTTTATGATATATGGTGTGCCAGTTGGTGACCAAACACTTATTATGGATGTTGATATGAGTGACATAGGATGTTTCTCGATGTTACCAGAAGACTTTAAACAATTAGGATTTCCAGATTCTAAATTTGATGGAACTAGATTTAGGGATGACCCATCTTTAGATAACCTACCACAAATTGTAGGTCAACAAAAATCTATAGACGTTAGACCTTTTTGGGGTGATGAAGAGTTTTGTAGTGCATCAATAACTAGAGTAGATTTTGATTTAGGAAATTCAGGAATTAAAATACAACCTACATCTGTTTTTATGGGTAGTACAGCTACAGATACAGATAAAGACTCCGTAAACAAAAGATGTAGACCAAAAAGACATATGGGTGAGTTGTGTAGTTTAATAACACAACCAGGTATAATAGACTGTATTAGGTACACACCATTTTTTAAAGATGACCCAAAGGCTTTCCCACCGTACCCTTATGATGGTTCTGGTATGGGTGGTGGACAAGTACCAGTAATGGAAAAATTTTATTTTGATGATGGTGGTAGAGTAATAGACGAAACAGGTTCGTTCTTAGTACACTTACCGATGAACCTAGACCACGTAATTACTGATGAGTTTGGTAATTTAGTAAAGTCTAATGACCCATCGAAAGGTGTCGCGACAAGAACTAGGTGTAGATTTAGGGTAAGACCAGAACAATCTTCCGGTACTGCGAGACAAAGAAGAAGAGGGTCACATTTAGTACCACAAATTAGAGAATTTGGAACCGTAACAGACACAAATGGTGATTGGCCTGAAATAGGAGAAGATTTAGTAGATGGGGAGGGAAATAGTAAGTATTATGACCCATATACATTTTCTTTAGAATATAGTGATTATCACCCATGGGCTCAAACAAACTTAATACCAGGAGCTAAAGATTTATTTTATGATATGTCTTTTAATAGAGTTTATACTTATTCACAATTTCATGACCATGTTAAACACTGGGGAAGAAGACAATTTTTAGGTATTAAAGAAATATTACCAGAACAAGACCAACAATGCTCAACCTCAGCAATGTTCTTCCCAGTTAATAGTGCTGTAAAAAGACTTAAGGGTATAATAATTTTAAATCAGTTTATTCTATTATTTACTTATATTATTTATAGAATGTTATCCGTAGTGTTTGGTCTTATTGCGTCTATACTTGGTTTAATACTTATTCCATTTCTTATAATTTTTGCTGCTATTTGTTTAGTTTATACTTTAATAAATGCTTGGGGTTGGCTTGCCAGTATGTTAAGTTTTGCACCCACACCCACCATGTGTAGTCAGTTATCGTGGACCAATCAGTGTCAACCATCGTGCTTAACATTTGGAATACCTATGGGGTTTGTATTATTTACCCTAAGACAAAAAAAATACCCAGAATGTGAAAGTTGTATGTGTAGGACTAACCCTAATATAGACATGCAGAATGCTTCTAATAACTATAGTTGGGGTGATGATGATTGTGGTTCATCTACTAATATATTTGGTGTTGAAAGGGATGTAGTTTGTTGTGCGGATAGTTTTGGGTATGACTCTACTACAAGTTCCCCACCACCTGACCTACTAGGTAATTCTACAAATGAAGATAACGATATGGCTGCTGGTGGTGGTTGTTATGTAAAAGTGATGTGTTTAAATGTTGCTTGTGCTGCATTTAACACAAATGACGTATTAGTTAGGGAATGGTATAGAAGAGAAAAAATATTTTCAGCTTTATGTGATGGTATAATGAATTATTTTTGGGAAAATGCCTGGGTAAATGGATTCTTATACCAATTCCAGTTCAGAGCTAAATTACAATATGATGCTGCTGATGACACTTACGCTACTTCAGGTACTAGATATTGTAAAAAAGTGGTTTATTTACACCCATCTGACCACACTTTTTACTATAGATGCACACCATTTAGATATAATTCAGCAACTACAGGTAAGTTTATTGCTGACGATGATGGTGTGGCGGGTGGAAACCAAACCACAAACTGGTTTTATGGTAACTCACACTGGTCAGGTGATATGGACAGACATATTCTATTCCCAACTACTATGGTAGATATGGGTTCTAGAAATCAATGTATACAGCAAATATGTCTTGATGAAAAATTTGCTGAGGAGTGCTCAGTTACAGACCAAATAGGTAGCACAACATTCCAAGACATAACTGACCTAGTTTCCGATTCTTATAATCTTAAAGCCTCACAACCTAATATGCAATTAAGTGACATATTTGCAAGACCTGAAAAAGAGATTGGTGGAGATATGGCACAAGCACTAATGCAAAACTCAATGTTAGGTGTTTTTGGTTATGAAACAAATATGGGTACCACATCGTGTGACTGTACTGTGGCTTCAACAATTGTTGCACCTGATACTGGTGATATAGAGTATGAACAACCTAACAACATGAATGAAACAGGTACTTATGTTGATTATGCTATAAATGTTAATGCTGGGTATGACATACAATGGAGACCTCATTTATTTACTGCTAGTACACCTACAATTATGACAGGTGCGGACCTAATAGATTGTGTTTCCTATGAATTATCCGGTAGTTCACAAGTAATACCTTTTTATATTTGGAGAATAAAAGGTTCTAGTGGTTTTGGTAATGAAAATAATGATTGGCAATACACAAGGGGAAATTATCGTACAGCTTCATATTCTTGGACAAGTACAGGTGGTACTGCAATTATTAACTCAGGAGACTACCAGAATACTGTTGGGGATTTAAACGGTTTTGCTTTACCAGGTACACCAGGAGACGCATATCCCCCAATGTCACAAGTAACAGGACCATCCATGTTATTTTCACAACCACTATTCTATTACTTTGGTTTAAGACCCGGAGAAACTGCTTATAACCGATTTATTAGGTTATACGTAGATGAATCACTAGCTGATACTGTTATATAATGAGTAATAAAAAAAACATAAGAATTGTAAGAGGGGAATCTAAATTTGCCGGTTCTCAAAACAAAGACATAAGTCTACAACCTTTTTTAAGTAGTGAACAACGTACTATGATAGAAGGTGATAGAAATTTAGTATTAAATTTAAGAGACCAGTTTGATTTTGAAAGGGATTATTCCACAACATACAGACCATATGGTAAAATTGATATTTTATATAATAATATTATAACAGGACAGACAGATGATACAAATGTGTTAAATTATATGTACTTTACACCAGATTATATTGGTTGTCCAGACCCGATTTCTATATTACCTGTGGTAACACCTTTTAGTGGACCACCTTGTGTTGGGTTACCGCCTTCAGACTTATTTAGTTTTATGCCACCTTATCGTTACGGACCAACCAACGCATCACCATATAGTAATTTAAACGCTTATCAAGATAATTGGGTTGAGTACATTTCTTATGTGTCTAGTTGTGATACAGGGCAGACTATGGAATTTTATGTGACATATACTGGTAGTTCTGTTGGTATAACATTTAATAGTGGTGATGGAATACCAGCTCGTATACAATTATTAACAGTAAATGGAAAACAAACTTTAAGGATAACCACAGCCTCACCACACGGAGTAAATGCTGAGGAATTCATAGAATTACAAAACAGCCCAACAATAGTTCCAATAGCACCAACTAACTTAGTTAGTAATTTAAGTATTACGTCACCTGTTGCAGTAACAAATCAAAGTACTTTTAAGGTTGATTTTTTAGGTAATGAATACGCAAATTCAGAAGACTACGTTATAAACATATACACCAAAGGTGTTGATTTAACGGAGGTCCCAATAAATTCAGTATGTGTAATAAAAAGAATCATCAACATAAATAATATTAATGAGACTAAATCACAATACTGTACTCACATACACACACTAATAACTAATTCATCCGACTATAGTTTAGATAGGACTGGGTTCGAAAGAGGGGTGTATAATAAAAAAGGTAGGGTATTTAAATCTAAAAAAACACCAGATGGGTACGGTGACAAAACAGTAATTAAAGAAGAATTCGAATCTTTTTTGTGGAATACAAACCTAGACATAGACGTAGATGACTACCAAGATAACCTAAATAGACCACTAACAGATTTATACCTAACAATATTTCAAGTAAATAGAAATCTTATGTGGCATTATCAAACACCAGCTAATTCACCAACTGGGTATGGGTGGGAATGGAACTTTAGAAAAAACGGTAATATAGACCCGTTTGTAGACAACAACACAAATCCAACCAACCTATTTCAAAATAATACAAACGGGGTTGACCCCCTACCATTAAGTGGTACAACATATAGAGGTGCTTTTGTGGAATATAATCCTTTTGAATTAAAAGAAAGAATAATTTCCGAAATTCACCACTCACTAAAATTTAATAGAGATGCTATGTATGAGTATCCAGGACTACCTTACGATTACGTAAAATCAATATACAAGTACCAACCACATCATCGTATACCTATACGTAAACTTTCTACCACTATAAGTTATGAAGATAGTCTATTTACAACACCACCTTATGCTACTTATTCTTTATCAGAAGGAACATTTAGGTGGAGACCAATACTACCAATAGATTATTTTGAAGATGGTGATAACGGTGTTAATTACCCATATTTAAATGATGCACACTATCCGTATTTAAATTTAGAATTTAAAATAGACCCTATTATGTTTGGTTATAGCTCTAGTAGCATAAATGTAGTATCAGAATTTGTCGATGTCTGTGAATAGAATACAAATAAAAGCTTCTCTTACTGATAAAAAAGTAACAGTGCCATTAGGTCAAATATTTGACGAGTTAGGCCGTGAGCAACTTTTAGAAATGCATGACGAAATAGAATTACAAAATAATATAAACTATATACAAGATTATGAGACTACTAGATATACACCTAATTATGGACCAAACTTTGAGATATTCTATGAATTTGAATTTTGGGACGAATTAAACTCCACATACGTTAATAACTTTAATATTCTAGGTTATAAAAATGAGGAGTTAGCTAAAAACTCACAATCTTTTACAAAAAGTTTTTTTAAGTTTGACTTTTTTGATTCACCTACAAGGAAAGAACAAAAATTAATGTTTTCTACAATAATGCCTAGTAATAATTGTAGTAAACAATCTGCTGTAATAATTGCAGCTGATGACCCAGAAGAATTTTGGGCTCAACGTAGTGAAGGTATTAATTTACCAGTATATGATGTTTATATACCAGCTTTTTCCGCTACTTCTGCACCTGTAGGAAAAACTGAAAATTATTATTTACAATGGTTAAAAGGTAGAGAAATTTTTACGGCTAATACTTTCTACATGAGTTGTAAATTTTTTAACGCAAAAACAGGTACTGTTATGAGAATGTTAAATCAGGAACCAACACCTATACAAGGAAGCTATAACTTTGAAGACTTTTTTTACTATCAGGTAGTTTTAAATATAGAAAGTGGAAACACTTTACCAAAATATAATTACACAGTACACCCGTATAATTCCGTTGCGGGTATGACTGGAATTCAGTTAGCAGCACTAGGCGAAACAGCCAACGGACCAATAAAATTTTATGAATACGTCACATTATAATATATGGAAATACAAAAGTTTACCATAAGAAGAACCACAGCCTCCGCAACTACTTGGTCTTTACCATGTACCGGTGGTACTAATTTTTACCCTATAAATTTAAGTACTAATTGCTCTGGAATAACAATGTATAACTCCACAGGTTCTCAAGTACTAGATGCTTTGGATAGTGGAGTTATGAGTAGTTTTCCAAATGAATTAAGGGATTGTTCACCATCTGAACCATGTGTTATTTTATGGAATGCACCACTTGGAACAAGTCCAACCAACTGTACTAATACAGATGGGTATAACTACGTATCATTTAAAGGACTTATTCTAACATCAGGTGGTACATATTACCAAAACAGTTATAATGAATTAATTACTATATACGATGTAACTAACACGAACCTAAACCAAACACTATCATCACAGGGTATAAACGCTTTTTGGGATGAAAGTATAGAAATATGTAATTGTTTAAACCCATTAGATAGTCTTTTATATAAAATACCATTAACATTAACACAAGATTATAACGATATTGGTCATTATAGTATTTGGGATGGTAGAATAGACCAACAACAAACATTTTCTAATTTTGTTTTTACAGCTAATACGACAGGTAATGGTATGTTACTACAAATATATAATACCACAAATTTTGGTCAGTACAAAGAATTTCAAAAATCACCATATACCATAAATTGGGGTGAGTGCGATTGTTCAATACCAAACAACAGTCTTGGTTTTCCTTGTTGTGAAGATTTACAATATCCATCACTAACCAGCCAACATGAGTACGTTGTACCATCACAATATAGTGTTAAAATAACACACAATGGACCATGGGGACCAACATCGGTTAGTCAAACTATAACAGTACCAAACCTAACATATAATCAAATATTAGCTCAACCATTTTCGTCAGCACCACCTACAGGAGCTGGGATGGGAGGAGCTTCGGTAGGAGCTGGAGTAGCACTGTCACCAACAACACCAGGAGGTGACCCCTACCAAGTAAACTTAACAGGACCCAATCCAATACCTGGAGTATACCCACCACCGTTATTTACCTCCACAGCTTATCATGGTACTTATGGGACCCTAGGTTCGTTAAACTACTACCCACTTGATTCTGGGACCAACATAAATCAATATAGTGGTACCTCTATAGGTTGTTCGGAATTAACTGGGATAACGGATAGTTCAGTAGGTATATTCTCAACCTACAGTAACTTACCATCTACAACAGCTCCAGGATTTTTACCTAATGGGTTTGAAATAGGTGTTTCACTACCTGTTGGTGGTGATGTTATTGACCCTATAACGGGTACTATTACAGCTGGTATGGTGGGTGAAATATTTGAGGCAAATGCAACATACACTGGATATACAATATCTTCAGCAAATGGACAAACCCCTATAGATTTTTATGACTTCCCCAATGGAATAACAATTTTTGTGGCTACTAGTTGTGGTTTAAATTCTTTAGCATTTGGTGGTGAAGATTGTTTTGAATGTCCAGAAGAAACTTGTGAATTTTGTTTAACTAAAGATGAATACATTGATAGAGTTACTTTACAACCACAAACAATAAGTCCTAACTCACCGGCTAACCCACCTAACTGGTCACCTTTTGTTGATTATGTAAAAGGGGACATAGTTTATGATGTATCACCACAAGACTGTTGTTGTTATGTCGCTGTTACCGACATAACTCAAACAAGTAATACTGGATTGAATAGTCCATTCGCTGGATTACTACCATCACAACTGTATCAAGGAGTTTGGTTAAACCCAAGTGGAGGTACTGACGTACATGTTTGGGAAGGTTGTACACCTGATTGTATTTCTTGTCCACCAGGAAGTGCTTTACCTTGTGCAGACCCATATAATATTTTTAATGCTTACTCACCAATGGGACCAGTTGGTGTAGCAGGAGAATGGAATAGTACACAAGTATTTACAACAGGACAATTTATATATGGTCCAGACGGTAACTGTTATCAATCATTAACTAATGTACCATCTGGTGTGGTACCAACAGCAATGACAAATTCTACTATGTGGGATTATGTTGGTTGTGTAAGTTGGGTGTGTCCACAAGACCTAGCAAATCCAGGACCATATGTTTGTGAACTTATTTCTGGTAGTACACCGAATAGTTTTACATTTTATGCTGGGCCAGGAGGTTGTTTAACCGAGTACAATAACGGAAATTGTCCAGTAGACGATAGATGGCATTGTAGTAACCAGTATGGTTGTGACATGCCAGGGTGTACACAAATAGACTACAGTCACCCACAATATAATAATCCCGGATATCCTTTTTCTGTTACATTTTCATCAATGACCGATTGTGAGCAATGGTGTAACCCATTAGCATACTCATGTACAACACCAACGTCAACTCCATGTTGTTCAGAAGTTTCTTGTTTTACTCTTCCTAATTCAGACTATTATGACATAATGACAAATTATGTTTTAACCACACCACAATTAACAGCAAATATTAATCAGTTATTTTTAGACCCATATTATGACCTAAGTGATTGTGAACTTGGTGTTTCTTCACAAGGAATATCAGCATGTTGTAATTTTACCTCTTGGGAATATTTTTGTGACCAAGGTTGTGTTGAGATTGTAGGTGGTGGTTTTCCCGATGAGATATCCTGCCAAACAGCACCAGGAAATAATAGTGGTGTACCAGGACCTTGTGGGTGGGATTGTTATGACCCATGGAACCAACCATGTAGTGGTGGTACCGGTTTTCCAGGTAGCTCAGCTTGTATACCTTGCTTCACCAATGGTTGTGGACTATACACAACTTCCGGTGATTGTTGTAATTGGTGTGTACCACCCCTAACATCATGTTGGGTTTGTTTAAGTGGGGCATCAACACCATGTCAAAATTTAGGTCCGTGTCCAACACCACTACCAGCATGGGAAGCTGATTGGTATACTGACCCAGCTTTAGTACCATTAAGTGGGTTTGGAGCCAATCCTAATTTTTCTAACTTCACATACCCAGACGGAAGTTACTCTACCGCACAACTATGTGATGATAATTGTCCAACAGAGGGTGGTTTTGATTGTTTAGAACATATGGGGAACGGTACAAGTTATGGTCAGTGTNTTAATTGGCCAAATCCAGTTGCATTACCTAGTGGGTATGCTTGGTCACCTGGAGGACCCTATGACTCTTTTTCAGCTTGTTGTCTCTCAACAGGTTGTTGTGATGTAGAATGTGACGAATCTGCACAAATATTTGACCCATTTTCTGGTCTATACGACCCATCATGGCCTTTTTGGCCTTGCGTTTTTATTGCTAGTATTGGTGCTAACACACCAAGTCCAACAGGACCAGTATATTTCACGATGGCACAGTGTACAGCAGATAACCCAACGGGGTGTGTGTCAGATGAAATAACTTGTGATTGTGCTTGTGACCCACTTACGGGTGGTCAAGGTAACGACCAAGAAGAATGGACTAACCTAACTGGGGACTATACTTTATACGACTATGTATCCTACCCAGGTGGTACACCTAGTACATGTTGTTATTATTGTGACTTACCTATATATAGTAACCCATATTCAGGACCACCATCAGGATTTTACGACTGTAACTACTTTGTTCCAGAGGGACCAGACGCACCTAATGGGATACCAAATCCTTGGATAAGTTGTGGTAGTACACCTAGTGGTGCTACTACAGGGGGTTGTGACCCATGTTCGGCACCATCAGCTGACACATATAGTTGTGATTATATAGATGGGTGTGTTTTAAATGCGGTACCTTGTAATTTTGTTTTAGGACAAGAAACAGCATTAAATTGTTATACAGCCAGTACATGTCAAGATGAGTGTAAAGCAGGTTGTTATTGTGATGATAATAATACCCCAACAGATGTAACGGACGATTTTACCGCTTGTGTTATGTTACAAGATGTTTTAAATGGTTTAACTACAAATACCTCTACTTGGTATGGTTTTATAAGTCTTTGGGCGTGTCAACAAATGATACTACTCCCACCACCAATAAATTTAGATTGTTGTACTGTAGCTGGAACTAAGTTTCATTGTGATGATAGTGATTGGTGTAGTTCTTTAAATCCTGGTATACCAGGTACAAATGGTTTGGGGTGTATTGAAGTTTTTGCTGGAGACCCATTATATAATATAGCTGCATACACTAACCTAACAGATTGTCAACAAAACTGTAAATGGGCATGTGATGTAGCAAGTACACTTGGTACATGTCAGTTTGTTGGAAATAACCCATTAGGATTATTTCCTGAACATTCCTCAGCTTACGATTGTTACCAAAACACAAACATGTGTGATTGTACAACTCCAGGACTTTGGTTTTGTGACACTAACGCCGGTCAATCCGCGACAACATCAAACTGTTTTCAAGAAAATGTAATACAAGGATGGCAAGGTACATCTCCTTTTGTTGGTTGGACAGATAATTTAGTTTTTGGTCAAGGAGGTACTTCTACACCATATTCTAGTGGTGTCGCAATAGGTTTTGCAAGTCAAAGTGATTGTCAACAAGCTTGTAGATTTTGTTGTGATGATGTTGTTAGTTGTACGTGTGATTTAAATCCTTATAATTTTAGTTGTTCTATATCTATACAAGATTGTATAAACTCACAAACAACTTATCCTTGTTGTCCACTAATTACTGAATGGTGTTGTGACGAATTACTAGGTTGTGTAAGTTTTGTTGGTAGTATGCCAGCAAGTTGTGTACACGGACCATTCGCAAACCCAAGTGACTGTCAAGACGAATGTAATTTCTTATGTGGTGAATGTACACCAGATTTAGGTTCGTCAGTACAACCAGACCCATGTCATTGTAGTCTTATAACTACACCATTTTATACAGCATCACCACCATACACAAATTGTACCGCTTTTAATAATATGGTAGATTGTGAAACTAATGCCTATGGATTCGGTGGTGTGGGTTCTAACACAACAACGTGCTGTCCATGTCAAGACTGTCAAGTAGCCGGAAGTGTTACCTACCCAATATTCCAATCAAATACTTGGAGTTTACAAACTACCCCTATAAATTTACCACCTACAGGTAGTATTATTTCGTCCGACCCATGGGACCCAACTATAGCTTATTTATCTGGTGATACAGTAACACATTGTGATTCTGGTGGAACTTGTTGTTGTTATGTTAATGTAATGGACGGTTATGACCTTGCTTACCAAGGATTACAAACACCATCATATTGGTACAACACATACGCAAATTATTTAGCTAACAATCAAACTACTATTCTGGGTGACCCACTAGTTTGGATACCATGTGACACTTCTTGTCCTACTACAGCCAGTACATTAGCATATGAATGTATTCCAGG